GGTCAATATCGTTATAAATTGCCTTATATCCAAGTTCAACCATCTTATCGTTTGCTCTTGCTTTAATAAAGTTTTTAAGTTGTTCTTTGGTTAAGCCTTCAATATTGCCCATTTCAAAAGCCTTGTCAATAAAGTCAAATTCAAGTTGTACTGATAGATGACAAGCTTCAATAACCATATCTCTTAATTCGTGTGTATCTAAATGTGGTTGTTCCTGAAGTAATGTTCTAAATAACCAACAACCGGCTTGTGAATGTAACGATTCATCTCTTACCGACCACTCTACAATCTGACCGGTGCCCTTCATTAAATTGCGAAGCTGGAATGACATTAGTACAGCAAACGATGAAAATAAATTTACACCTTCTGTAAAGGCTGAGAATATAGCTAATGATAATGCTCTTTCTTCTAATGTTTCACCAGGTACTTCGATTAGTCTTTCAATTTTGGCTTTTGATACTTCATCTTCTAAAAATGCTGCAAAGTTATCTAGACCAAGTTCTTCATTCAAACGAGCATATGCTTCAGCGTGTATGCTTTCAAAATCAGCAAATGCACGAGACATAGCCTGTATTTCAGGTTTTGGAAACCAAATAGATACTTTAGTTGACCAATAATCGTTTACGTGAACTTCAGTTTGAGCAAACGATTTTAGAATGTTACCTATAAGATTCTTTTCAGATTCATTTAGTTTAAGTTTCCAATCGTTTAGATCAGATGCTAAAGGTACCTCGTCAGCTAACCAGTGGGCTCTGTGTTGGTTTTTATAATATTCAAACGCTGTTTGGTATTCAAAAGGTTTGTAGAATAATCTTGGTTCTGTTATCATGCGCTTAGGTTAAAAAATTTACTTGCTAACATTTGTCTATCTAATTCATCAAAATTTGTATTTCTATTTAAAATATCTCTATTACTTTGTGGTTTTGGCATCGTTTCTTCATCATCGTCTATAGAGCTTTCATCTGAAATGTCAAAATGTCCAGTTGATGTGTCTATTTTGGCTCCAAAAGTCATACCATCCATACCATATCTGTTTTTCATAATGTGAAATCTACCTGTTCCATTTACTTTATCTTGACGTTTACGAGAGAGTGATATTGCTACATCAGTGATCATAATTTTATCATATGATCCGGCAGCTTTATCACCCTCAATAATATCATCTTTTGCACCTGCGCGATTTACTTGCGAAACTGACCATACAGGTAAATTTAGTTCGCGAGCTAATCCTTTAGTACTAACATAAATATCATCAATCTCGTCTTTACGCTCACGATTTGTCTTTTTTGAGCGAAGAAGATCTACATAGTCAATAATAATTAAATCGGGTTTAAATTCCTGGTCTATGCATTTTTTAATATGCGATTCAATGGTAGACATAGATGCTTTACCCGGTGAATATTCTTTAATAATCAATTGTCCTGGTAAGTTTGATACCGCCTGTTCAACCTGAGGTCTATGCTGTGTTTCCATTATACGATTAACAGGTATTTGGGTGAAATAGGCATCGTATCTTCGACCAACATAATCTTCACCTAGTTCTAGAGTATAATGAATAACATTAAAGCCCATACTTACAGCATAACCGCCTAGAGCAATTAAGGTCCAAGATTTACCACCACCAGGATTACCAAATATAAGCCCAAAGTCACCATTACCAAGTCCACCTTGTAATAAAAGATTAAAATGATCCCAAGGGGTAGGTACAACAATTCTGTGATCGTCTCTATACCTAGATTCAACATCTTTATTATATTCGTGTCCTACATTCTTATCTTGTCCTGCTTTTAAAGCATTATCAATTAATGAACGTATAGAATCATAATCACCAGAATTTAAAAAATCAACACTTGTAAGCAATGCTTTTTTAAGTTGTTGATTTTTACAAAAGTTTGAAAATTCCTCTTCAACATATGCTAGATCTTCATCTGAGGATTTGTATGCTTCTCGCAATTGTTCTTTAATGGAGATTTGTAATACTTCATTATCGATTTTCTTTAACTCTACTTTCAATACTTCCATTGAAGGAGTTGTATGGTATTTATCAAAGTATTTTAATATTTCCTTAATAATCCATTTATGTGCTTGGTTTGAGAAATAATCATCCGACATAACATCGTGAATACTAATTAGAAACTTTTTATCTGTTAGTAAACACGATATTACTTTTATCTGGAAGGCGTTCCCATACTTATCTAAAGTATTTAATGTCATAACTATTTTATTTGTAACTTGTTAAACTTGTAAAACAATTTTTTAACCAAAAATCTACATTTCTGATTATGTGTCCCAAACCATCTTCTTCATACAGTTCTAAAAATGCTCTAGGATGAAATTCGGGTAATGGACTTTCAATAGCATTTTGAATATCAACTTTATCGTTATCATCTAGCAATGGGTTAGATAGATCCATAAGCTTATAATTTTGCTCTAATCTATTTCTTTCTAAAACTATTCTAGCGTACACGTCGTGTTGTTTATATTTTAATTCTGCTATTTCAAAAATATTTTCTAATGTAAGGATTTGGGTAGCTAATTCAGGGAATTTTTTCAATAATCCTTTATCGCCTAATCCTTTTACACCAGGTACTTTATCGGAAGCATCTCCTAAAAGCACTTTACGTAAGATAAAATTCTCAGGCATTAACCCAAACTTTTCTTTTACGTGGTGGTATGAAAATATTTCCTTTTCTATGGGACGATAAATATCAACTTTTGCATTAGCAAGCTGTAAGAAATCTTTATCAGAAGAAACTATTGTTACCTTTGTATCGTATTTACTCGGCATATACTTTGACATATAAGCTATAATGTCATCAGCTTCTGCTTTAGGTATTGACAATAATTTAACGGGTAAGCAATGTAAATAGTGTATTAGTCTTGATATTTGTCCTACTTTAGCACTATTTTCATCGTCTATATCGTCAAATACTTCCCAATGAGTAATTCGGGTCGAATTTCGTCCTGATTTGTATTCGGGGAGCAGGTTTCTTCTATTTGTAGAAGCACCTGCCCCGTCGAACACAACATACACAGAAGAAGGTCTAACCTTATCAATTAAGTATCCTAAAGAGCGTATAAATCCTCCCATTCCTCCAACGTGCACACCTTCACTATTTGTAAAGCGCATCGTTGTAAAGTTCCTAAAGAACAAATTCAAAGCATCTATCAATAAAACATGATTGTGCCTATCAGAGGATAAACTATCATCTCCCTCATTTACATTGTTGAGGAGTTTAAGTAACTCTTTATTTTCCATAATTAATCGGGTTCTTGAGAGAATATATTGGTTGCTTCGAATGTATCTTCTTCTTCGAAGATATCAAAGTCTAGTCCACCAAGTATTGCACTCCATTCTGCAGCGTGTGCATCTTTATAGGCTTTAATTTCCTTATCATCGTCGTTAATAAAGCCGTGGGGAGTAATTACAATCTTACCTTTAGATTGAACCCCATTAATATGATTTTTATCAATTTGAACATTAGTACGTTTAGCAAATTCAACTTGCTTACCATCCTTAATAGCCTTAATTTTGCTAGTTCCAGCGTTAGCTACATTACCAAACGTAATGACAAATGTTGCATCAAACCACATTGCGAATCCTCCTTTATTCATAAGTTTAGGTTGTCCCATAGGAACTTCAGCTTTAGCTGTCCAAACTTTATTGACACACACTAAGGTATTTGTATAGGGTGAGGATTCTTTTCTAGAAAGCGTAATTTTTTGGTTTACATTATTACCAAATTGAGTTGACATTGCACCTGCATTCCATTCGTTATTATTCTTATTGGATTTAACGGATAGTTCACATGGCACGGAACCAATCGAATCCCACAAAAATAACAAATCGTACGGAAGATTACCTTTCTTCTGTTCGTCTAATAAATCTAATATAAATGCTGCTACATCTTCTATCGTATGAAGATTTTCTCTATCAATATATAAGAAATTACCTTCATAATCTAAAAGTTCCCCTGTTTTCTCATCTACAACACGTTTAACTTCTAATCCCATTTGAGTAGCGTGTTCCCAATTCCATTTCATCTCAGTAACAATGAAGACGGGCAGTACGCCCATTTTTTGGGCTGATACTGCCGCTTCAATCATTGCTGTTGTCTTACCTGTATCCGAGTGACCACGTAGTAGAACTATGTGGCCCATCGGGATACCAGGTACAGATGTCGTTTCTTGAAAAGCAGAGCTCAAGGGAATCCATTTCTGATCCTTAAACTTAACGCTTGAGTTAAGCATCTTTTTGGTTTTGAATTTATTCAAATCAAACCCAGATCTAAGCTCAGCAGATACTGCTGCTGTCAGCGATTCACTTTTAGTTCGAGCCATAGTTGCTTTTCAATTTAAAACGGCATGTCATCACTTCCTTCTTCATCTCCAAACAAGCTATCAAATTTTTCTGCTTTATTTCCCTTCACAGGGGTATTTTTCAAAGCATAGTTTGTAGCTGGTTTTTCAGGGGCAGGTGCTTCTTCACCTTCACCTTCTGGGGTTAGCCAGGTTTGGAGAGCAGTCTTCATTTCATCGAATGAATACTTTCTAAAGGATTCCATTGGGTTAGGTTGGTTTTCCAAAGCGCTTTTTACATACGATATATCTTCAGAAATCGAAGTTTCTTTAGTACGAGGCATGATACTTGTCTTGTTATATGGTGTACCTGTAACTTCAGGTCCCACAGTTGTCAAGATAATATCTCTACCTGTTGCTACGTCCGTAAAATCACCTACATCTTCGTTATCGGATAGGTTCAAGAAATCCATATAGGTTTCTTTACCAAATTGCCACAAACGAACACCTTGATCTTCTTCGCCACGGACTATAACCGGAGCAAAAATACGAACTTTTGGGTCCAACTTGCGAGCCAATCTCCAATTTTCCTTATCGCTAGTTTTGCGAAGCTCTTTAGCAAATTCAGCAATCGGATCGCGCTCACCCCAATTGATGGGAGACAACATTGTATTATTACCAATTCCGTAGTAAAAATACAATTCGGTAAACGGATTTTTCTTATTGTACTTGTTAGGTACAATACGAACTGTCTGTTTACCAACAGAAGGTTTCCAAAACACCTTCTTTTTCTCATCTGATTTCTCAGCTGATTTTGATTGCATTTCCTGCAATCGACGTTTCATTTCATTTAAGTCCATAACTTTAAAATTTTAATTGATAATTGAATATAATAACTGATTTTTATTTTGCCAACTAAATTTCAACAATTTCGTGAATTTTTGTTCCTAGTTGTTTAAATTGTCCTTCTTGTGTTAATAGGATACTATTTTTATAGTGTTGCCAGCTTATCCTATAACTTGTATCTACTATACCGCCATTTAATGACTTTATTAGCTCATTAAGCGCGTTTATAGTATATAATGTATTGCTCGCTTTATTACGATGAACCAATATTGTATTCGCGGGTATATGCGATACATTTCCGTGGTCTACATTGTATGTTAATGCATACTCACCTGTACTCTTAACGTGCAACACAAATATTTTATTGTACTTAATAGAATAAGACGATATTATGTTTGATAACAGCGCATCTAGATTCTCTTGATCTACAAATGTGCATAATAGTTTATTGTCCAAATCTATCGTATTTAATGAGGTTTCTCCCCAATAAATATCATCATATTTGCGTAAAGTCGTAAGATTTTCCATAACTCAATTTTGTTTGTAACCCTTTGTGTTTAAATATGTTTATTATATCGTTTAATATGTTTTCGTTTTCGTCCCAATCAAGCAAAAATGCATCGTATGTATATAACACTACTTGTGTATTTTTGCCCTTTAGCAACTTAATCACGTCCATTAATATACGAACGTTATTTGCGGTTTCCAACCCTTGTAACACATAATTAAAAAGCTTTTGCGGATTCATGTTATCTAACTTATCCTTTTTAAGACAATAACCCGAAATCGGCACGATAACTTGCCCGGCGTTATTGAACTCTTCCCATTTATCGTTTATGTACGATCCAATCTTTTTAAAAAATTCCAAATCTTTGTACGCTTCAAATACGCCGCCATACATTTGCTGAAATGTGATTGTTTTAGCTTCTTGGTATGATACTCCATACATTTGGGCGAACGCATTGTGTATATCGTCATCGCCAAAATCGAAATCAACCAAATTAGCAGCCAAAGCAGGATGATAAGCCGAAATATCAATTTCTACAAATTTAGAGTTTTTAGGTATGAATGATTTTCGGGTGCCTGTATTTTTTGGTATTGCTAAAAAGTTAATGCCATTAAAAGTATTACTTGGTCTGCTTGTAGTTGTATCCAAGTTATATTGTGTGTATATCGTATTGTCTTGTATATTACGCGCTGTATTATAGTTTTCATAGTGTGTCGCGAATGTAGGTTG